TTACAGTCATTTGAAGTCCCATCTAATGAACCTATTTGTTGAGACCCTGCCGATGTGCCTGTAACGATTGCACCTGAACCTGCGTTCATTTGTGTAATGTTAAATTCTTCTGTGTGTTTATATCCGCCATTCTTTAAGAATGATACTGGATAACTTGTTTCATGTAATACAAACTCACGACCACATAGTGTAGTTGTTAAAACAACGTTTACTGTAACTGAACCAGTTGTTCTGTCAACCTGTGTAGAACTTTGTCCATCTGGTGCTACTGTTACACTTGGTGTTAAACAGTTTAGATTACCACTATTTGATATTGGTCTTGTTGTTCCGCAAAGAGTTATTGTTCCATCTACTACTTTTGATACTGTTTCAAATTCTTGGTAGATACCTTCTGGGAAGTATGTTGTAATGTTTATTGAATCTGTTGATTCATCTACTTCTGCAAAATCGATTGCTGTATCAAAGTATGGTGTTGATTGGTCTGTTCTGCGTAATGGTGCACCTTTACCACTAACAACTGTAGTTCCTGTGCTTGGGGGTGCTGTAATAGTAGTTGTTGACTTTAGTGTGCCTGTTGTTTCTACATGTGTTGGTGGGGGATTGTGTTGTGTGTATTTTAGTAGACCATCTGCTGGCCCAACACCACCTGTTCCGCCTGTGCCACCGTCACCTGCTGTTCCACCAGTTCCACCAGTTCCACCTGCACCACCATCATATGTAGCACCTGTTTCATTTAGTAGAGCGTTGAATGATTTTGCTTCCCATTGACCTGCATCATTGTTCCAGTACAGAACATAGTTCTCGCCTTTGCCTGCACTAACGTCACCTAAGTCATTTAATAAATTCGTGTTTGTAGGATCATCTACTGCTTCAATCTTTACACCATCTGCTTCTTCTACAAGTAGTGGATTAAAGTCTGTTATTGTCGCTGTTTGTTTGTTTGTTGTTCCATCGCCATAAGTTAATTCAAACTTAATGTCTTTAAAGTTTGCAACATTTGTTGTGGGATCAATAACAAAAGAATCATTGATAACAACTTGTTTTAAGTTTCCTTTTGCTTCACCAGGAAGAAAGAATGAAATTTCATTATCGTTTACTCTTTTTGCAACACCTGATATTCTACCTTCTGATATTGGTATTTTAACTTCTTGTGTAATCTTTTCTGCATCTATATCACTTGGCTTTTGTCCTAAATCAAACTGCGTATTTGACATACCAACATGTCCGTATACGACAGGAATAATACCCGGTTGAACTTGTTGTCCCATATCTACACCTTCATGTGTAGTATTGTCTTTGTCGCCTAATATCTTTTTGACAACAGTTGATATAAGTGCAGGAGCACCTTTTTGTTTAAGAACATTACCAATCTGTGACTTCTGTATTGTCTGTGCAAGTTTAGTTTTGACAAATTGGTCTAAGTTAAAATTATTAAAGTTCATATTATATTTCCAACTTTCTGGCACTTGGTTTTTCACCGTTTTCGGTGCCTAAACTTGGTGTCAATGTAAATGTTATTTGTTCTGGACTTAAATCGTCAACTGACTTTACGAAAAATCTTTGTGGTATCATACTATAGTACGTGCCGTAAAATAGTCTTTTTCTGTTTACTGCTAAGCCACGATAATTCATCATACCGAAATTGTTTGTTGCTGTAGCCCAAGCTGATATGTCCCATAATGTTTTAGCGGCAACTGTTAACTGTGGTTCTGCAACTTGTCCTGTTAAATCTGAACGTAAATTGCTAATCTGTAAATCGCAATGCTCAAATACTTTTTCACCAACTTCATCATCCCATGCAATGTCAAGTTTTTGCAAACCACCTGAACCATCACCTTCTTGACCACTTGCTATATAAATCTTTGCACTACCACCGATTGCAGTAAAGTCAAATTCATACAAATCAGTAATAGGTAATGTAACAAACTTTGCTGATACAATGGCTGGTAGTGAAGCACTCATAAATCAAATACCTCTACCATACTTGCTGAAACTGTTCTTCGGTCATTGTCTGCCATTTGAACATCAAAACTTTCTAAGTAGAATTTGCCTGCTGTTCTGAATAATTCGTTTGCTGAGATATCTATTACACCAGCGTCATAATGTCTGCTTTCATAATATAAAATCAGTGCGGCGGCGTCTGTTGCACTTAGATTGTCGTGGTTAACTGTTATTGTACGTCTTTGATAGTTGATGCCTAATGGTGTTCTTTGTATGTAACCATCACCAAACTCTACTAATCTATGTCTTGGTGTTGATACATAACTTGTTGATATTGATAATTGGTCTTGTAATGGTAACGCTGACATTATACTAACCCTCCAAAGCCTGTGTTCTGTCTAAGGACAGTGTGTGCTGTTTGTAGAGCAATACCTTCAATGTATTGTCTCATTTGACTTGATTGAAATTGACCAGCTCCTCCGCCTGCATTTACACCTGAAATGTTGAAGTTAACGGCTGAGTTTGCTGTTGATATACCACCTGCTATAGCACCTAAACCTGCACCTGCTCCACTAACTGGGTCTACAAGTTGATTTGGATTGATACCAGTTGGGAGTTTATTGAATTCTGTCTTTGAGCCGTCGACTGCTTTACTGACTGGATCTACCATTTCTTTTGGTAGCTTGTCCATTACTTTACCGATATCTGCAACTAAGTCTGGGATAATAGAATTACCTACTGCCCAATCATAAAAGCCACCAATCTTGTCTTTACCACCTTCAACCCAACCACCGATTGCGTCTCCGGCTTTTGTAAAGCCTGCACCTACTTTGTCTCCTACTGCACCACCAAATTCTTTTACTTTGCCAATACCGTTTGTAATAAAGTCAATCATTGATTTGATTTTGTCTATAACTTTTGTGATTGTAGATATAACTGTTTCGAATGCTGGTATGACTGTTTCTGTCATTAAATTACCAAGACCTTCGAATGCGGCTTGTGCCAATGGTGCTACTGTTTCTGCTATTGGGCCTAATGTTTCTGCAAGTTTAACAAGTACGTCAAACGCCATCCCAAATGCTGGGACAAGAATGTCATTAAATATAGTTCCAAGTAAACTGAATATTGGTTCTGCTTTTTCCATACCAGTTGAAAGTGATGCGATACCATCTACGACAAATGTAACAGCTTGTCCTAGTTTCTCACCAAGTGCCATTGCTAAGTCTTCATTGTTAACAATAAAGTCTGTCATACGTGTTGCGGCTGAGTTAAGTGCATCTGAAAGACCACCTTCACCAACTGCAATCAAGGCATTATTACCTGCGATACCTAAGTTGGATAATGATACTGATAAGTTTTTAGATGCTTTTTCCATACCACCACCAAAGTTCTCATTGAGTCCTTCAAGTAGTGCATCTTTAATTGCCGCGGCACCTTCTGCTGTTTTACCAAATTCTGATATTTCTAGTCTTGCTAATCCTAGCTTTTCTTCTAAGATTTTGAATGCTGGAATACCTCTATCAGCGAGACGGTTAAGTTCTTCTAAACCTAATCCGCCTGCTGTAGTTCTTGAGAACAAATCTGTAACGGCATTCAATGACCCGACACGGTCAGTGGTAACAGACGCCATATCACCAAATGTTGTTAGAAGTTCTTCGGTTGGTTCAATACCCGATGACTTCAATTTGATGAATGTCTCTGTTAGTGTTTCGATATCAAAAGGTGTACGTGTTGCAAAGTCATTGATAAACTTAAATGCATCATCGCCAGCTTTTGCTGAACCTGTAACTGTATCAAGGGTCGTCTTCAAATCCTCTGCACGTGAACTTGCTTCAACGACTGACTTAGTAAATGCTGTAATACCACCTATTGTGATAGCACCTGCTAGTAATCCTTTCATTTTACTGAAAGACCCTGATGTTTTGTTTATTGACTTGTCAACCTTGTCAAACTGTTTGTCTAGTTTCCCCACCTTTTTATTCAGTGGAGTCATTGACCTTGTAATACTGTCTAATTTACTGGTTGCTTTGTCGAGGGCTTTGATTTCAATTTCAATACTTGTGTTTGCCATGTTTTCGCTTACTCCTTAAGTCTTTTAATTTAAAATACTCGGCCCATCCTATGAATTCCGATGCTGACATTTCCATAATCTCGTCAACAGTCTTATGCAGTAGTTCTGCTAACTGATACAGGAAATATGTATCAGCATCGGCACTTAGTTTTTTGCTACTTCTTCCGCTGTAGGTTCTACATTAAGAATATGCGTAGCCATACGTGTCACAACTTCTGGATCAACTGAGTTCATTATGTCGAACTTGTCTGCACCGACGAACATCGGTTTACCATCTTCTGTTAACGCACGTTGAATTAGGACTGTTGCTAATGCTTCCGCTACTTTATTTTCACGATGCAAAGCAACAACCGATTCGGTTTGCTTTAGTGTTGCACTAGACTTAAAATAAATCTTACATTCCCATTCTGGGCATTCTACCCATTCGAGTTTGTCTGATAGTCTAGTTTTAAAATGCGTTTTCGCATTGTTTATTACGCTCATTAGTTTACCTCATATGAAATTATATTATGATATAGTTTCAGTTAAGGCACCTGTTCCTGTTACGTCAAAACTCACGGTAACCAAATCTGCTACACCAACTTCTACTGACCTTGAAGTCACGATACATGATCCACTATATTGTACTTGATTAGATGAACCATCATCAACTACTACTGTAAGTGTGATTGCTGATCCTACTGCAACTGCTGAATCTGTATCGTCAAATACTGCTTCAACTGTTCCACTCCAAGACTTTAGTGAACCTACAAACGTTTTGTAACCTGCGTTACCCATCGCTGTAGTTTCTAGTGTATCTGCTTCTTCATTAATCGAAAAAGAAGTGATGTTTGCAAGATTGTTCAAACCCGCTGATATTGAACCGTCTTTACCTTTTAGAACTGCCATTGTTTGCTCCTATTACTGTTATTTGTCTAAATCACCTTTGGGGTGAATATATTCTACTTGCACGATTATTTGAACCGCACCTAATGGAAAAGTTGCACCTTCGTCTGTGTTAACTTCTGTTATCACAGTGTCAGTTGCATAACCATTTCTTTTTGTATCTTCATACAATTTCGTTTCAATGTCATCTAACAGTTTGTTTCGGGCAGTATCTAAGTACTTTCCTTTAACAAACCCTGTTAGAATAAACTCGATTATTCCTTGTCTTGATGATTTTGTAATGTCAGATTTTCTTTCTGACCCACTTAACACTAAGACTGCTGGAACTTGAGCATCACTTAATTCATTTGGTTCGAAAACATCACGTGTAACAAATCTAACAGATTTAAGTTCTCTTAACTCTGAAACGATGTTCTTTGCAATATTTTCTCTATAACTAGTTTTGCTCATCTCAAGTCCTTTTCTAACTGTCTAACGAAAGATTTAACGACTTGCGACTGTTCAGATGAAGTAACACCTATAAAAGGTCTTGTCTTTTGATTCTTTTCAGCTTTCACTCGTTCTTCCTTTCTTTTAAACCCAACAATAATAATATTGTTAGATTTACGTTCAACATCTAGGTTTGATAGCATCCTGCCTGAAAAGTTAAGGTCTGGTTTAGTGCCTCTACCTTGACTATTTCTATACTCCCGATAACCGGGACTATACTTCTTGAATGCTCCTCTCAACCCCACTCCACGCTCGGTTCTCATTAAGATTATCTCACGTGTCTTCTCTCCACTTCTATTTAGAGCTTTTGGGATTGACCTTTTCAGGTTAGCCCCATAACGCTCCATAAATCGTTTAAACTTCTTACTATTAATAGTAATCGTTGCCATTAACGAATTATCCGTCTAGTGTGAAACGGTTGCTTCTCTGTAGCTTCAACTGTGCCATCGTTGTCAAAATCGTATAAAACTCCATCTCTCAAAATAGAGTTAAATTCTTCATTGTACTTTTTACGATAGTGCATCATCATTACTTGAAACCTGTCTTCACTGCCTTCATTATTCCATTTTGTTAACTGCGGTAGTGCGTATTCTGAAAGAACACGATATACAGCACAACGTTCGAATTGTGATTCAGTTAAACGAGCATCATCCATTTCTAAGCTAGGTAGTGAACGAGATATATCATAGTTAGTAACATTACGTGAACGAACCCACCACTCATCACGCAATCTACGTAATATATCATCACGTGCTTTTGCATGTTCGTCAGTGAATTCATCGATACCGAATGTTAAGATATCTGGCTGATATTTAATCAAATCAGCGTCAGTTGACATTGCCATTGTGCGTTCTCCTAGTAGCGTTTAAGAGAGGGGATTGCTCCCCTCTCAATCAGTTAATCAATCTCTATTATTGGATTGAAGAGTCAAAATGAACTTCTACGCCATATCCGTCGAAGATTTCACCGTGACCGTATACTGCTGTTGCTACGATTTCACTTGCACGTAATGAAGCATCTCTTTGTGTTTCGATTGAGATATCTTGCATTAAAGCTAGTCCTAGTGCATCTCTGTGGAATACCGCACCTTTGTAGTCACCTGCATTGCCTGTGTTAGCCATGTTAGATGATTCAAAGATTGGAACACCAGCTAGAGTGCCTACATAACCTGAACGTAGTGCTTCTGTTTGTAAGTCACCACCAGCGTATGCTGCCGCGCCGATTGCCGCTTTAAGGTCATATGCTACCATTGGGTGTAGAACACATGCTAGGTCAGTTGATGGGACACCACCAGCACGTAGATTTGCTACTGCTTGGAAGATGCTGTTCACTGTGATTGCGCCTGTGCCATCACCAACTTCTGTTGAGAAGTTGTCAAAGTTTGACATAAGGTCTTGGTCCATTTTCTTAGCAATACCTTCACCGAATACTTTACCGATATCTGCAATCACATTTGATGCTGATGAACGGATAGCCATGTCAGTGATAGTAGTCATTACACCTACTTCTGATACTGT